GTGTTTACAAATCAATTATTCCCACAAAATCAACAGACTTGCCGATTTTCTGAGAAATTTGATCTTTTAGTGATTGTGTGATTGAGCTATCGGACGGGAATGGCTCAACGTTCAGCCCTGTTAGAGCGGGTGGCAGGTTGGCGGCGTCGTTCTCAAAGGCTTCATACTCTCCCGGAAGCACGGAATCAAGGATGGAGCGGCGCTCATTCAGGCTCAGGTCGTCTTTTGCGACGTTCAGCAGTTGTACAGCGGCGTCTGTGCGGTCCACGCTGAAGTTATTGAAGGCAAACTTCCAGTATTTCACCCCACGGTCATCAACGGGGCGACGGCTGAACAGGCAGATCTCAGGAAACAGAGTGTTATTAATCACGTCCTCAACAGCCTGACGTTCAGGCTGTAATACGGTCTGTTCTGCGATGCTGATCGCCTCTTGCGCGGTGGCACGGTTCAGGGTGGAATCTACTTTTCCGATCAGGATTTGCGGCAGTCTGAACAGGCTGGTGATACTCTTGTCGAGCCATTCCAGGTATTTAATAAACATGCCTTCAGTTGTCATGATCTTGGACAGGTCTTCAATCTTAACCTTGGGGCTGACGACTTCTTTAGCTGTGCCTGAACCGGCGACCATGGCCTCAACCTGAATGATCACGGCCTTTGAGCGTGAACCCTGTCCTTTTAACTGTTTTAACTGATCGCGGATTTGTTGCGCCAGCTTGGGATTGTCTGCGCCTTCGATGATAATCGCCAGCGGGGGCGTGCCGCCGTTGTCGAGCACGTCCAGATTGCAGATGCGGATCGCACGGCTGGCCAGTACGTCAGGCAGACCCGGCAGCCATTCGGGCATCGGGAACTCGTCGCCAGTTGTCACAATGGGCATCCACAGAATTTCTGTGGCGGGCTTAAAGTCTGCGGGCAGCGTCGCGTCAGCAGGGAAGATCTCACCGGTCACACGGCTAACCTGTCTCAGATCGCCAAACTCTTTGAAATAGATTTTCTTGCGGGCAGAGGTTGCGCCCAGTCTGCGGGGGATGATCTCCTGAACGAACCTGCGGAATCGGCGTGGCTCTGTCTGGACATAGGTGTTATTACCAACTCGGATATTGCGCTCGTAGTCGATAATCTCTTCATCGTAAACGCAGGGGCGCAGGGTCTTGGTGTCTTCGATTGGGTTCACGCCAACCACTTGGCCGATGGCGTTGCGCAGGATCTCCAGCGCCCCGAACCCATAGCGGCGACGGGATTCGAACACCAGTGAGAACACATCTGAAGCGGATCGCGTCGGGCAGATATAACGCAGGAAGGCGTCAAGCTCGTCCTTCTCCTGTTTGATGGCCTGAATCATATTCGCGTCTTTAACAGGGTCAAGTTTGGAACTGTCCACCAGAGGCACAAGCTTGAATCCATTGCCAGCGGTGGCGGCGACGTGGCCTTTGATGGTACGCGAAAGCTCGGGGCACTCATCGATCACAAGCTCAAGCGCTGTCAGGGGATAGCGCGGTTTGATGGCCAACGGCATTTCACTGGTGCTGTAATACTCTTGCGATGCTGGAGCGGTAGCCGCTTTTTTATTCCGGCCACGTTTGGGCGCTTCAGGCATATCTTCTTCTGTCAGATGGTTTGACAATAAGTGAAAGTTTCTGCGCTCAAGTGATGACGATAGCTCAAAATCCAGCGCGTTTGCACGTGCTGACGTGATATAAGTTGGCGTATTGTCAGTCATTATTCACAAACCTGTTGTTAAAAGCCTTTTTATAGTCAAAGACTTCCGATAATCCCTTAAAAGCCACAGATAGAGACATGATGCAGTCATCATGCGCTCCCTTTGGTGCGCCCATCTTGTTTCCTCCGAGATTTTGAAATTCATCAAACTCGTCGATAATCGTTTGAGAGCCTATCCTTAATCCTACCACAGAATCTTGTTTATTCAACGGATCGGTATAAAATTCAACTGCTTCAGAAATAGCACCACGCATCAGATAAATGGTTGTAGATTTTTCACTAAGTGTTGGCATCCCGTCGTATGTGTTATGGCCAGCGTGAACAAACTCATCCCAATCGGTGCAGAGCGGAACGGTTTCACCCTCTGGATTGGTCACAAGCGTCATATCTGAACGGGCCTTTGCAATGGTGGCCCGGCCGATTCCGTTGGTCTCGATGAACACCACGCCGGGGTAGCGCTTCCACACGTCATAGGCATGCAGGTGCAGATCAGTACTGCTCACGTAGTTTGAGCGCCACTGGTAAATCTGCTCGCGAGTCTCAGCGTCGATCACGGTGATCACGCTGTAGTCCCCGCCAGCTCCGTCGGCCACGTCCACGCCGATGCTGTGAATATGCCCCGGGATGGCCTCGCGCTCCTGACAGGTCAGCACCTTCAGGTCATGGTCGGGGTCAACGAAGATCGCTGAACCTGCGGTTTCAAAGCAGTCGTCATCGTTCTCAGGGTATTCCTGTCTGAACGCCTGCGGGCCTTTGGTGGCCAGTGTTGGCGAGGCTTTGGTGCGCCTGCGCCAGCGGATCTGCTCCATGCTCAGTTCAAGCGCCCACTCTTTGCGTACGAACTCAATCAGCTTCAGTTCTTCAGCGGTCAGGGATTCCTCTATCTTGATACGCTGCGCTTCTGATTCCAGCGGAACCTGGTATTCGTCATGCAGGAACCACGGCCAGAAACGGGAAGTCCAGCCGGATTCAGGGTCTTTCCCAAGCTTGTAGAACCTGTGAAAGTACCCGCCCTTGATGCGTGGGCTGGATTCGATAAAGATATTTGTCGTCGGATCATTCAACGCCGGGTCGATGCCCTGAATCAGTTCTTCAGCGTATGGCCACTCCTCAAGTTCTGACAGCAGGGCGTTACGCAGGGTGATGGATCGGCCTTTCTTTCTGCTCACGGCCTGACTCTGGCCCGGGGTTCGCGCGCTGATCTTGCTGGAGATCACGCTGAAGGATAGTTCTTTGGTGTTGTCCTTATCAGGCACAGGCAGGACTATCAGCGGGTCTTGTCGGTTGATGCTGTTGAAATAGTATTTGATGCGCTCGTCGAGCATGGTCTTTGAGGCGTCGTCGTCCTGACAGAAAAGCCAGGTGCGTGTGCTCGGGAAGAATAGCGTGTCGTGCAGCAGGATCGCACAGATCAGAGAGGACAGCCCGAACTGGCGGGCCTTCAGATTCACTTCGCGGATGCCCTGAAAGCGGTGAGCAGTCTTGCCAGTGCTCAGAGTGTAGGGCTTCCAGTATTTGCGCTTCAGCTCCTCGTAATAAATGCTCTGAATCTGATTGAGCTTAAAGGGGACTTCTTTCCCGCTCTTGTTGACAATCTTCAGACACCGCTCGATCCACAGGCGTGGGTCGTCCCTGAAACGGCTGAACAGCTTAATGCGCTGCTCTCTGACGTTGGGATAGGGGTCACTCGGGCTGGTGTTGTTCACTGTCTTCAACTAGATCGGCAAAGTCCGTTCGGTCAACAGACACCATGTTGCTCTGTTTTTCCATCCAATCGAGGTGGTTCTTTGCCCAGAGGGTTGCCACGGTCGGAACCTTGTCTATGAAAGCCATCTCGTACAATTTCTCCCGGGCGGTTACTTTGCCCGTGGTGCGGTACTTGCGGCGGAAGTCCACCCAGTCGATTTTGAGATCAGACTTACAGCGCTTTTCAAGCGTGCCACGCTTCACACCAAACGCCTCGGCAATGTCTTCAGATCGGCACTGGGCCATCAGCATCCGCTTAACGCGATCCCAATCGATTGGAATCTTGACGTTGTTTTTTGCCCCTGGGCGGCGGCCCGGCTTACCTGTGCTGATTACTTCTTCAGGATATTCTTTCATGTTTCACCATCTTCTAAAGGAGCGTTGAGATCGACTTGCACGTCTTCTCCATCTTGGAAAGATGGCGTGTTACTACATACACTATCAACGCCTGAATTTCTTTCTTTGATTGATATTTTATTGCCGCGATACATTCCGGCCCCTATTTCATCAATCTTATTAAATGGTATAGTCGGAACGGTTAATTTGCAAGTCTTATCTATGATATAAATGTAGCGCAACTGAAAACCATCTAATGGTTTGAACCCGGCTTCAATGTATGGCCTCATTGATGCGCCGCCAGTTATCGCGTTTGCGCCTTTTGTTTTTGTCATTCTACTTATAACTTTTTGCGCTAAAGCCTTTTGAACTGGCGAATGATTGTCAGTCAAAGCGACGCGAGATTTTCTCGCGTCGCCATCTGGCGCAATCCAAATTTGATTATTCTTTTTTATGCTTGTTAAAACAAAACCGCTTGCTCGGTATATTGTTCCATCTCCGCATTGTGTAGCATCAGAGAAAGAAAGAATCCATTTAATGTGTGGAGCGTGTTTTTTAAGTAATTTAACCGCTATTGAAATACATCGACTTTCTGAATTTCTTGGCAAAACCGGATCAAAAGCCATACGGTTAAGCTCTAGCATTTCATTCCAGCCGGTGTTTGTTACTAGCCCCAATACTTTCTTTTTATCCATAGGAGGCCCGAATGACATAACGCCATGAAGCCTTTCATTAAGAAACGCGCCAAAATGAAGGTTGGAATTATTTACAACCTTACCACTGTAATGATGGCGTTTAACAAAATTGTTAGCGTCTTTAGATGATATTACTTTTATTATAATGTCTTTTGTTGACGCCATTCTAACACAATCCTGTATAAAGCATTACCATTGCTGTTTTCATTTCCAAATGTCTCAACATCATTATTTTCTTTTGCTATATCTAGCGCTTCTTTTATTTCATCTGCCTGACAATCTGAAAAAGTAAAAGTCATATTTTGAAATGGCGGCTTATCTCCATCAGGCAAAGAAAATCCGTCTGTACCTTCCACATCATCCCCCCAGTCAGGCACGTCCAGCCCCCATTCCTGAAGCTGTGCGCTGTCCCAGTCTGCGGCAAGAATCTGGAAGTCCCATTCTCCGTTTGACACATTATCGCGGATCATCAGTTCCCGCTCTTTTTCTTCAGTCAGATCCGGGAACAGAACCCCGGGTATGGTCAGCCAACCAAGGTCTTTCACTACCTGAAAGCGCTGATTGCCACCGATAATGGTAAGCTTCCCGGTGCGGTCTGAAAGGATCACAGGCCGGGCTTCGAGCAATTCCGGGTTGGCCTCGATGCTGGCCTTCAGGGTGTGGTATTGGTTGTCTTTGATGATGCGGGGGTTGTTCGGGTGCTTGCGCAGATCCGACACCCGGTACTGTTTAACCTGGTTCACTACTTCTTTGCTCATGCCACCACACACCCCGGACAGGGGGCAGGCTGAACCCACCGGTACGGGTACTCCCTTTGCTTTTCTTGTTCAGCCTTGCAAC